AAAATATTCCATACGCATAGCTCAGTTGGAGGGAGCGTTTATTACCCTACAACAGCATGCGCCGGCCCTTGTCAAAGTCTCAAAACAATATCCGGTCCCACCTCTACCGGAACCGCTACCAGAAGCGGAATCAGATACTGAACCGCCATCACCCGCTGCACCCGAGGTATCAATTACCTCTGGGGAACTAGAAAAGAGATCCCCCACGGCCCGCCGCGCCAAAGCACAGAAGGCAAAAAAGGCTAAGAAGAATGAACCGTAAGGAGCGCCGAGCACTCCACAAGCATGTGGGCCCCGCCGCTCAAGAACGCATGTCAACTCAAATGGACCAATTTGGGAAACTACCACAGAAGTGTGATGCTTGTCAAGAGCCGTTTGACAAGAAGGATAAAGGCATGTTACAATCATGGAGTGTTGTAGTCAAGCAGGAAACTGTGAGGCTATTCTGCCCAGACTGCATAAGAAAGACACAGGAGGCTTTAGAAAATGTCAGTAAAGAAAATATCGAAACAAGCGCTGGATAAAATAATGGCCGGCAAAGTCCGAGAGCCAGCGACATGTGTTATTAAGTTCTATTCTAACACTTGTGACCTTTGCCACAACCTGCAAGAATATTATCAAGCTATTGCGGAAAAGGAAGAGTTTGCAGACATCCACTTTTTTGCTTTTAACATAGATGAGCACCCTACGATTGAAAAAACACTTGGCTTTAATGGGGTTCCCACAATGTCCTTAATGAAGGTAGGGACCCCCCAGCCAAGAATTAGAATTTTGCAAGACCCTGACGAACCACATAAACTAACGTGGTATCGCAGCTCCGATATTGTTGAATTTATTGAAAGGGAGAGATAATGAAACGTTCTTTAGCTTACGATGATGTGCTACTCGTCCCACAATATTCAGATATCAAGTCTAGAAGTGAGATAGAGGTACAAACCGAGCTTGGAGGTGGGTTAACTTTAGGGTTGCCTCTCCTCTCCTCACCGATGGATACCATTTCTGAGAAAGCCATGGCTGTTAGCTTGGCCAAGTCCGGCGCCTGCTCAGTCGTTCACCGATACAATACAATTGAACAACAAACAGTAATGGTGTCGAGTGCCCTGGAAGAACTAAAAGAGGGAGGACATGTCGGCGCCGCTATTGGAATTAGTGGAGATTTTCTCAACCGCGCATCCGTTATGCGAGCCATCGGAGCCAGTTTTATATGTGTTGACGTAGCTCACGGTCACCACATTCTAATGAAGGAGGCACTCCAGACCCTGCGTACAACGCTCGGAGATGACATTCATATTATGGCAGGAAACGTAGCAACTCTGCAGGGTATCAACGATCTAGCAGACTGGGGAGCCAACTCTGTTCGCTGCAATATCGGCGGTGGTTCCATTTGCTCTACTAGAATTCAGACTGGACATGGCATGCCAGGATTAGAAACTATCTTTGAGTGTGCCAAGACTGATAGGGATGTAACGATTATCGCCGATGGAGGTATTAAGAACTCTGGGGATATAGTTAAAGCCTTGGCTGCCGGGGCCGACGCAGTAATGGTTGGCTCCATGCTGGCAGGAACTGACGAGACGCCCGGGAATATGCTTCAAGACTCCGATGGCAACAAGTGGAAGGTATATCGAGGCATGGCGAGTAAAGAAGCTCAAATGGACTGGAGAGGCAGATATTCTTCTTTTGAGGGTGTAGCCACAAGGGTACCTTATCGCGGCCCCGTGGAGTCTATATTAGAGGATATCGAACGCGGCATCAGATCCGGGTTTTCATATTCTGGCGCGCGCACGTTGTCGGAATTACATAGAAAAGCACAGTTCGTTTCACAGACGTCTTCAGGGTTGTCTGAAAGCCGTACTCACATTTTAGGAAGGAGTTGGTAGTGAGTGAAGAAATAAACTATGGGAAATTGACAAAGAGAATAGTATTCACTGAGACTGACCATCGCCATGCACAGCTTATAGTTAGACTAAAGCACGATAATCTTAAGCAATCAGATTTTTTTCGTTCGCTGATGACAGGTTATATTGAACAGGATGAGCGCATCCAATCCTATGTTGAAGATATGTCCCAACAATCACAGAAAAAGGTAGTCAAGTCACGTAAACTTCGGACCAAAGGACGAGAAGCCAAGAAGAGCATGGGTCTATCGAGTGATGATATAGGTGACATTTTTGACCTTATAGCAGAGGAGCACCCAGAGCTATGAAAGACGGACTAAAAGCTTGTTCACGCATCTGTGTAGACACCCAGAAAGAGTGCCCAGAGAAAGATTGCAGAATGTGGATTGACTTCCCACAAGAATATAATTGCTGCTTAATCTCCATTCATGAAAACGGCTGTATGACACTCAGAGAGATAGGTGAAAGGTTACATATATCTTTCGCAAGAGTAAAACAAATTGAATCGGATGCCCTCAAGAAGATCAGAAAACGCGAAGGCGTGAGAGAATAATCAAACCTTGCAGGGTTTTAACAAAAAGAAACACTATTTATACATGAGTTTAAGGAATATTCAAAGGAGAATTATATAATGGCTCGTAAAACTTTACTAACAGAGAATGAGCTTCGCCAATTTATGAAGCTTGCTAACTTGACCCCGATTGGGCAAGTCAAGCTTACAGAACTTGGTTATAATGACCTTGGAGAAGAGATGGCGCCCCCCGGAGAGCTTGAGGACTATGCAGCTGATGATTTAGCTGATGGTAGTCTTGAGGGCGATGAGGAAGCTGCCAACGATGAGATGGAAGCGGATATGGAAATGGGCGCTGATATGGAAGAGCCCGCTCCTGCAGGTGGCGCTGGTATGATAGCAGTCGATGACTTCATGTCTGCACTTGAGACCGCTCTTGAAGACGTATTAGGCGAGCCAGTCTCGACTGAGATGGATGATGACCTTGGTGCCGAGGATGATCTAGAGGGCGGCGAAATGGACATGGAAATGGACATGGAAGCTGGTCCCGATGAGCTTGACGTCACGGCTTCAGAGGAAGAGGAAGAGCTTCCGGGCATGCGCGACAGCGTGTATGAAGGCAAAAGCCAACAAGACATCGTTAACGAGGTTGCGCGCCGAGTGGCCGCGAGACTTCACAAGAAGAACGCCAAGTCAGAAATGGTCGACCAGCTAGCTGAGAGAATTCTTAAGAGATTAACAAAGTAACTTGACACTTAGTTTACAATAAGTTATAATTTAACCACTGGTAAACGCCGGTGGTTATTTACATGGAGAGACATGAGTTGGCTATTATATGTGCTGTCGTTTGTATTCGGGTATGTAACGTGCCAGACATTTTATTTTCTTAAGAGCACGAGACTGAGTTTAACTTTGCTCCGGTCAGCACACCTTATATATCTATCCAGCATAATGAAGGCGCTTGAGCATATGTCCTTCGCGCGCTCAATCGTTTTAGAACATATGCTCCGCACTGAGAAGGGTTCCGCGGCCATCAGTATGTTTGAGATCCGTCACGAAGAAGAAGTAGTAAAACTTAAAACAAGATCAATTGATCTGTTGATAGGTCTACACCCAGAATTTTTTCAAAGGATGCTGGAGTTTGAGAATTGGGAAGGCGCCTCTCAATACGTGGATACACATAAAGATATTATTTTTAAATTTTGGGAGAAATAAATGATTGACAAGATAAAAGAAAAGGTTAATAAATTTTTAACCACACTGGCTGCAGATATGTCTGAGTCATCGACTGAGGCACCCCGTGTGGTCATCGTGGACGGAAGTGATCCAGAACCAGAACTACGAGTAATCGGTTTATTTTCCGACGTGGCCGAAGAAAAGGTAGCGGAACTGGTACACGCACTTCTCTACCTTCATGAGTCTAACAAGACCAGAGAAGAGAGCCTTCCCATCGACTTTTACCTTTCCACCTATGGGGGTTCAGCCGATGACATGTTCGCACTCTACGACGTCATGCGCCAGATTCTGCCTACCACCGAGATTCATACCATAGGCATGGGCAAAGTTATGTCGGCAGGCGTCCTATTGTTGGCATCCGGTACGAAGGGGAGGCGAAAGATCGGAAAGTATTGCCGAGTGATGATACACTCAGCTATGGCCGGTAGCCATGGCTCGCTGCCAAATTTGGTTAACGAGTTAGAAGCACTTCAGCAAACTCAGGAAGATTACATCAAAGCACTTTCTGACGAAACGAATATGAGCAAGCAAGAAATTAAAAATATGCTTGAACGTAAAGTTAATGTCTATTTATCAGCAGAAGAAGCTGTAAAATTAGGTATAGCTGACATAATTATTTGAGGTTTTTAAATGTCTACACTAAGTGATATCCTACAAGAAGAGTACATCAAACAGATCGGGGAACTAGATCTGAAGATGTTGATGGAAATGGTAGAAGAAGTCTTTGACTCTGCTTCTCCTCTCTCGGAGGACGTATCTGCTCCCGCCTCACTCACAAATCAAAGCGACGACGCAGCATTGAAAATGATCTTAAAGATGATTCCCGACATTGAAGTATCTGAGATTGGCTGGTCAGATGTAAGCACACCAGAAGGCGGCACAGAAATTAAAGGCGAGCAACGCCAGCTTTTAGAAGGATATCTAGAGAACATTAAAGGGAGTGATCTTGCAGAGAAGATAGCCAGCGTGTCTCAGTTCTACGCCAACGGCGCCGGACTAATTTCTGAACAAGCAGGTGAAGACCGCACTAAGAGAATTGTTCAGGCAATTTCATATCTTGTTTTTTATAAAACATTGACAAAAGTAATTACAAACTTTAACGCATCCTCCGCAGGATTTAGTTTTGAATCATTCCTTAGCGCATTGGTAAACGGTTATCAGATTAAAGCCAACACGGGAACAATTGCCGATTATATTGATCGCTCGACCGGCGCAGAGATCCCGGTTAGCCTCAAACTCTACAAAGAAGGCAGCCTGGACGTCGGTGGAAGCTATACAGATTTGGTAAGAGACCTCACTATGACGTGGCCAAAGGGCCCCCAACCGTGGGTATCCACTTTCCCGAACGCAATGCGATATGTGATCTGCACCAAGACCTTGGATGGCGAGGGTTTAGAACAAGTGGGTCGAATAGACTTCTATCAGTTTGATTTTACACTTAATAACGTAATGGATATCCTTGTATCTTCTCGATTGTCAGAAGTTATTCGATTGCCTACCGTAGTGTTGAGCGCCATTCAAGCCGGCCAACAATCCGGCGCCACCGAAAGACTCGGACTGGCAGCTAGAGATAAACAAGTTTCCGCTGAAGAGCTAACACCTAAGTTCAACGATGAATTATGGAAGCAGGTAAAGACAATCGTGGATAACGAAGATTCTCCCCTTCAACAGTTTGAAGAAGACGACATGAAGAAGTTGTTGGACGAGTTGAACTGGGAAAAGAATGATGAGATATTTAATAACAACAAAGTTCGGGGTTCCGGCAAACTGAACAGCAAGCTTATAGGGAAAATTGTCAAGAAATTGTATTCCGACATCGATGGCG